TCATTCATATTATTGTTGTTATTAATTTATATACTCCGATCAGTGCAAATCCATAGACTACTATAGTTAGGATCATTGCCATTGTTTTTTCAGTCATCATTTGTTGTTAAGCTGATTAATATACTTAACATAGTACTCAGTGCAGTGATGCAACCTTTCCTTTATCTCCTCCTCAACCTCAATGTCTCTAGTAAAGAGTAGAGTGGTGATTCTCTTCTCAGGAGCTATGTGATCTACCTGATGCAGTGATAAGTTCTCCCATTCGTTGAGTAGAGATGGGTGAGTAGAGACCATGCAATAGCATAGAGTAGCATAGTTCTTATTATATAACATCATGTATGCTCTAAGCTGCCACTCATAGTCTTTATTCACACCCTCTTCAGGAGTAGCAGGGAACGTTTCTAAGGACCATGAGGTCTTAATGTCTATAATTTGATCATCTAGTACTATATCAGCCTCTCCTGTGAGCCATTCATTGTTTAGTCTCTCAGTGTTCTTAGAGTAGTTGCTAAACATTACCGAGTTGAATAGAGCAATAGAATCATTCTCCTGCAGATTACCCTTATTGATATACTTATTATTCAGTTCTACATTATAACCGTAGAAATCCTGCTTAGCTACACCTCTAATGTAGCTCTTAGTAGTTTCAGATAGCACCTCAGACTTAGTCCGAGATGCTGTCATTAATTTTCCTAGTGAAGATGGATGCCATTTCATTAGTATCTAAGGCTTATTTTGTTTCTACTTTTGTAATTATATATATCTTCAATTAGTTTTTTACATTCTTGTCTATCAGCACAATCTTTCATAGTAACTGGCTGAACTTTTAACTTATGTAAAAATTCATTAAAATCAAATTTATCATTATTAAATAATGCAAGAATAGATCCTACAAAAACAGTTTTATTATAACCTGCATAATATGGTTTTACCATTCGTATTTTGTTAGCCCAAACTTGAGCTAAATCAAAATTCCTACCTATCCATGAACCTTCTTCAAAAACTTCTTTTATAGTACTAACGTTGACTCTATTTGCCCTATATTTTTGAGATGATGTAAAACTTGCAGAACTTGATAGATTTGAACACATTGAAATACAATCACTAAATGTAAAATCAGTATTTTTTAACACAAATTCTTTTAGTTTAATATAAGATTCAATTCCCATATTGGCATATCCATCCATAAAATCTTTTTTACTCCAATTCTTTTGATTAAGATTTAAAGTGTGAACTTCAGAAAGTGTATAACCTTTTACAATTATGTAATAAACAAATGATTCAGCTTCTTTAGCAGCCATTAATCTATGCTGTCCATCAATTACTTCCATTCTTTCATTTACTAAAATAGGATTGCATTTCATTCCATTAATACGAATTGAATCAGCTAATCGCCTAATATGTTGTGGATTTGGAACTCTGTTACCATCAATGTTTTTAAAAATTGATAGGTTACTTGTTTGGTAAACTTTGTTTACTTCATTTGTGTTTTGCACTTGGTTACTATTATTCGCCATTGGTGCTGTAGTCATGTTAAACATATATTTATTTATTTATTGGTTACTAATTATAAAAGCATAAGTGCTTTAAGTTGTAAATCTGTAAGCTCAAAGGTCTCTCTTAGCTTAGGGATAGTAAACTTACCATCCTGAATAGATACTAATGCCTCCTCAAATCTTTCTTTAGATAGTCCAGGCTTAGCTGCCTTAACAGGTACACTAGCTAGATTAGCATCGTCATCTACTGATTGTAAGCATAAGATACTGCTCAAAGTATATCTACGATAGTAAGTGACTGCAGATCCTACTTGCTGAGGATTAAGTCCTGCAGGTAATTCCATACATGACTCAATAGACTGATTAGAATCTATACAGATTATCTGAGTACATACTGAATTGCCTTGAATAGGCTGTAGTAATAGTAGACCATTCTCTAATAGAATAGGCTCTACTGCCTCAGTGATTGCATTGATGTCACTGTAGGACTTTTTAAAGTGTGGATTGGTAGCATTCTTAGCTACTTTGCCGATTGACTGCTTAGCCTTGTGTAGCTTTTGGTGCAGAGTTAGTACAGGTGCTGGTACTACAGCTTTTGTTTTTGTTTCCATGTGTATAAATTTAAATTATTTCAACAAAGATAATCAATTAATTCATATCTGCAATACTTTTATTAAAATAATTTTTGTTGAGCAGTATGATTATTTATTCTTTGCATAGCCTTATCAAAGTATTCTTTATCTAATTCGCAAGCTGTAAGGTCAAATTTGTAATCATGGCAGGCTATTGCTATTGAGCCACTGCCTAGATGAGTGTCAAGTATTTTGTCAGTTGGCTTTGCGTATAATGATAATTGCCATTTATATAAATCAATACTTTTTTGCGTAGGGTGGATTCGTGTCTCATCAATTGTATAAAAACCTCTATCTCCAGGGGGTGGTTGATAAAAACATTTTGAATTACTATTAAATGAAGTCCAAGCAAATTCAGCCATTGAAAATGTATGTTTTTGAGTTATTTTTTTATCCCAAATTAAAAAACATTTTGTTGAATATAAATTCTCTATAAAATAATTACCTCCCCAAATAATTTGATTTTTTGAAACTCTAAATAATTCATTCCAATATTCTTTTTTAGGTGTTTCATTATCCCATTTTTTACCGTCCTTAAATACTCTTTGTTCAATTTCAATCCCATAAGGAGGATCAACTATAGCCAAATCAAAATACTTATCAGGGTAGCGAGCCATTAGCTCCATGTTATCTTCGTTAGTTATTGTAAGCATGATATAAATTTTAAATAAAATATCATAAATTCATCAAAAGTTCTTGCAATAAAGTATGTACCCCCTGCCTGCTCTATGCTTTCCTGATACCTCTTCTGCACTTCTGACTGCTTATCCTTACCATATTTCACCTCAATCTTAACTGATCTACCTCTAATGGTGGCAGATATATCAGCAGATCCTTTAGTGGAGGTGCTAGGAGTCCATGTGCCTTTCAGCTGTCTAGTATTCTCACCTACCTGTATCTTTTTACCCTCTCTATATACTCCCATTGTATTGATTCTCTCAGCTTGGTAGCCTGAGAAATTTATAAATGCAGTGATACATTGAGTCAGTGCATTAGCTGAGTCATCTTTCCAATTAGATAGAGGAATGTAAGCATTGTTAGGATATTTAGCTGATAGGCTAGCTAGTTCTAGTGCTTTGAGAATTGCTTTGTTTTCTTTGTTCATTTTATATGTATTCTATTATGATGGCAATTAGAGCAAACAGATAATAATTCAAACATTAACTCAAATCTCCAATGATTATAACTTAAATGATGTACCTCAGTAGCAGGTGCATCTAGGCAGGCTTGACATAAAAAGTTATCTCTTTTTAATACTTTTAATCTTATTGCTTTCCATTGATCAGTTTGTAGATATTCATTGTGCTGTTTAAACCATTCTTGTTTACTATTGCTTTGTTTTTTACTCCATATTAGTTTATTAAATTTGCTAAATTTTTCATAAGTAGGACTTTTTTTATTTAATAATTCTATATCATATTTAGGTATTTGACCTAGCTTTACTTTTTCTTTAAAATTTTCTACATTAGAATGTTTTAAACTACCACCAGCTTCACCTCTTTTACCACATTCAATGCATTGAGTAAATAATTGTAATACCTTATTTTCACTATAATGATATCTATATTCAAATTCATGTTCACCATAGCAATTTAATAAATCTAATTCATTAGACCATCTTTCATAGTTTAAATCATCATCAAAAAAATTATCAACAATAAATTGTTCATTTTTAGACATTTGATTATATATTTCTTTTCTTTCACTTTCAGTAATTGTCATATATTCATAGCTTTAATTGTTAATTCATCCCATATATCTATCTCTTTTACCTCCTGTACAAATGACAATCTAGTACTGCCTCCATTCCTATTTGTAGAGCAGATATATCCTTTGTATTCGCAGTACTTTTTAAAGTTAATTGTGATGCTGTTCTGTGTTATGTAGTTCTTTTTATCAGGGAATGCATTGCAGAATGAATCGTATAACTGTTCTTTCACTGAGTAGTAAGTATCCTCTTTTAGATCCTCAAAGAAATAGTACATCTCACTGCTAATCTCATCTAATATCTTTCTAAAGTTTAGATTTATAGTAGGCATCTCTATAAGACCTATATTAAGATATATTTGTATGCATTCCTGGCAGTAATTGTCAAAGGCTGCCCATTGGTCATCATCCCAATCAACGAACAGCTCATGACCAAATAGATCTACAGGAGTGAACTTATCATTGAATGTCTTAGCCATCTCCACCTCATACTTTCTAGCATTGAAAGATGCACCATTGCCTGATATGGTATAGTTAGTAGTTATAATAATCTTAGGGCTGTTAGTTACATCTAATTTAATAGAATCCTTACCTTTGTATTCAATAGTAATACCCTCAGTAATCACACTGAATAAGCTCTCAAAGTTGAACTTTTTTTTAACATCATCAAATACTAATATTTGGCAGTCAGTAGATACATTTTGATAGGGGAATTTATTTTGAAAGTCAAACAACTTACCATCTAAGCTCTGCACTTTCTTAAGATGTCCCATTGCATTCCAAAACAATCCCTTTCCACTTCTACCATTAGGCACATCAGAGATAGCCTCATCATTAAAGATAATAGCTTTGTTGTTACTTCTATCCTTATAGCTGTGTAGGAGGTATCCGATTACAGTCTGAAATGCTTTGTACTTACTTTTATCTTTACCTGCTATATTCCATATGAAAGTTCTAAATTCTGACTTATGGTGATCTGTTTTCTTAAAGTCTCTATTGATGACCTGGTCTCTCCAAATAGATAGATCCATATCAGCATAAGATAGTACCTCTTTTTTATCTTTAGATACCTTTACTATGCAATTAGTATAGAATAGATATGCACTATCTTTGTCATCTTTTAATAGGGTTACATTTTTACTAGTCAATATCCCTAGAAATTCTCTCTTAAAGAACTTAAGATTACCACTCATCAGGTTATATACTCCCTCAGGCTTATCATTAGATGTGATGTAATCTAATACAAAGTCTTTAACATCTTTCTCATATACCTCATTTAAAAATATACCCTCTTTCTTAATCATTTGAAATGTGCCATTTTTCTCAGGGGAATGCTTAAAGAAATCATTGTTATCTAGGAATGTTTTAAACTTAAAGTTGTTAAGATTGTAAGCTCCATTCTGAGTAGTGGACCAAAAGTCATCATCTACCATCTTAAACTTCTTTTTTAATGCCTCTTTAGCAGCATTCCAATCTCCATTATGCTTGACTAAAGTATAGATATTAAATGGTGAATAAGATTGCTTAGATTCAAATGGCTTTATAGCTCCTCCATCTTCACTAAATATATAAAACATATTATTTTGAAAGCCAAAAGTAGCTGAGAATCCATCTTTTATATCTTTGTTAGGTCTAGTCCAATACTCTGAGCCATCCTTTCTCTTATTGCAGAACTGCCAACCTATCCCCTTAAGCAGCTCCTTAGCCTCTTCTCCATTCTCTAGGTTATATTTACCATCAGGAGTAGTATCTTTCCAGGTCTCTGCCCATTTTCTATCAGAGGTATCTTTGTGAGGTAGACTAATAGTGTGATGCTGATTGTAAGATGTAATTAAATCAAAGACATTATTAATATCATCATCAAAATAGCTCAGCTTTATGTACTCCTCACCACCGATATGACTATATCCACTAGATGGATAGCAGGCACAGTACTGACCATTGCCTCTCATCTCTACCATTGTAGCTCCTGTAGGATATTTAGCAAATACTCTACCATTAAACTTCTCTTTTGATCTAAAGTAAACATGATAGCCACCTCCTGCTGTAGTGTAACAGGATAGCATCCCATCTTTAATGAGCATCTTAATAGATGGCACATTAATAAAGTCATCAAATGTATCTTTAATAGGCTCACCATTATGGCAGTCAAAGTCAATGCAGTAAAATTCACTAACTAATCCACAGGCTATCCCTATTTTCTCAGCTTTTAAGAATCTACTATCTACATCTGTAATAGTTTCATAGAGAAAGTTATGACCTGCCTCAAGCATTGGAGCTTTACTGTTCCAAAGTGGTAGAGGATTCAATCCCTCTGCTATTAATTCATGTGCTACATCTATTAGATTCATAATTTATATAAAAAAGAGAGTCCCCCTAAGCGAACAGCCAAGTTGATAGGGGGATTTATACTCTCTAAGATTAAAGTCTTTGTCATTTGGCTGTTCAATTTTTACAAATGTAATAATAATTATTAATACTTTACAAAGTGTGCAATCTTTTTTTATCAACATACAACTTTGCACAGACTTTGCACACCCAAAAGTTAGCAGTACCAAGGCTTTGTGCAAAGTTGGTCTTTTTTTTTACTTTTTTTTTTCATCCTGGTCTTATAGTATATATAGGATAGGGGCTTTTTCTCAAAACTTTGCACAAATCAATCTAAATTACTGATAATCAATGTTATTTTATGTGCAATCTTTTGTGCAAAGTTGTAAGGACCATTTTAACATTGCACAAAAAAAGCTCCGAAGAGCTTTAAATTATTTCTGCTAGTTCTTTAGCTGTCATATATTCTTTGAATTGATGGACTTTATCATACTCATAAGGCATCTGAATCCTCACATTAATGTAATTGAACTGCTCTACTGCCGAAACTTTGTATTTATCCTCATAATCATTATTAAGAGCAGATTGAACTAATGGATCTATCTCATGAAGATATAATTTATCCTGCATCCTGGTCCATCTTCTATGCATTCTGATACCATGTATAACAGTAGCATGATGTCTATTGAGCATCTTACCTATTTGAGTAAGTGATACCTTGCATTTGTTCAGCCTGTACATTACATAGTATCTCTTATAGACATAGGATCTATTTCTAGAGTTGGTATCTAGCTGATACTTTGCAATCTGTCCTATTAAAAAATCTATTTCTTTCATAATAATTTATTTTGTGTTACTGACTTAAATAGATCCGATTGTGACTCCATTACACCGGTAGCATTAATAAAATCTATCTCTACTTTAGCAGATTGGATTAGAGTTCCTGCGAGCTGAGATATAGCCTTAGCTTTATCCACTTCTACATTCACCTGGTCTGTTGTTAATGTCTCATCACTCAATCTCTCGAGAGCCATGAAGATGTGATTTCTTAAATCACTTAGTTTGTTGTGTGCCATTTTTATTTATTTTTTTTATTAGTTTACATTTTAATCTCATTACCTGCTGAAGCTCTTTAGGCAATCTTTGTATGGTATTTCTAGCCATATTCTCTTTCTTAGTTATCATTAGCAGATTGTTAATATCATTATTTAGATAATTACCATCCTTATACACTACCACCATTCCTTTAGGAATTGGTCCATTGTGCTGTTCCCAAGTATATCTATTGAGCAGCTGCCACTCTGAATCTGCTAGCTTAATATACTGATACATCTTCCCTCCTGTATCCTTTCTCTGATGGATAGTACCTATAGGCTGAGTATTCACAGGCTTAGATCCTTTCTTAAACATTGTCCTAGCCACTTTCTGATATACTTCTGTGGACATTTTCTGTCCTTTATTAGCAGGTACACTACCTTTCTGAAATTGTGTAGCTTTACCACCTAGATATCCTGGAGGATATTGAGTAGACCTTAAGTATTTAGGATCTTTCTTAATACCCATAGCAAAAGCTCTATTGTATACTGATGACTCTGATAATCCTAAGTCATCTGCTATCTTTTTAGTAGGCTCAAATGGATACCTTTCTCTGATAATATCATTCATACCTCTTCAATTAATAGAATTAAATCATCATTCTTTTGTATGAGCTGCTTAACATGATCAGCATCATATGCCTCTATAATTCTAGTCACTAATTTTACAGGACCATTCCAATAGTCAAAGGTCTTATACACTACTTTATATATCTTCATTATCATTATTTTTAATCGGCACATCTAAGCCATACATTAAATCAAACATTGCAAAATCTCTATTTGCATTTCTCTTACTGCCCTCATAATTCTGAAAGTACCACTCTCTGAATCTTAGGTATTTTTGGTGAGTATAATCACCATTAGCTATTTCATCCTGGACCTTAATAGCTAGCTGTGTGAACTCAGTCATTAGATTTATTGTTTATGACTTGTAAATACTTGAGGTAAAGAGGTAGATTAAATCCACCCCTTAGCTCTTCTGCTGTTCTCCTGCTAGTCCAAAATTTTATAATTGCGTTGAATGTCATAGCTTAGATTTAAGTAGGTTAAGATTTGCATCATTTAGAATAAACAGGGACATATCTCCATCATCAGTCTCTGTAGCATCATAAGTAAATGGCTGAATAGTACCTGCTATATATACATCACTATCATAGTCAGTAGTCCAATTAGAAAAATAAGTATTGTCTCTTTTAAATAGGTTTATAAAGTTCATGATAATAGTGTTAGTAGTGGAAATAAAAATACGATTGATATGATAGCAGTAACTACTACCATTAATGCCTTAGCAAATGCTATCTGCTCAGCTCCTACAGGAGTAAGGTATTTAATTAGTCTCTTCATTGATTCTGTCTATTAGGTTAGAAATAGTGACTGCTTTAGTGTAAGCTCTTTGTGTAGCAGAATCTCTATATCCTACTGCATCTCTTAACTCATCAGCTTCATTTTTTAATTCTTGATACTGATCTAGAATGATCTTTAAAATTTGTTCTTTGTCCATGTGTAAAAGTTTTTATTGTTAATAACTATACGCCAAAGATAGTATAAAGTTTTATATCTGCAATAAAAAAGTGTAATTTATAATGATTCTAAATAAGACTAGGGGACAAATTGTCTCCCTGTTGTAAGGTAAAACATATAATACCTTTGCTATTATTAAGGTTATAGCCTTAAAAAGTCAAGTTTATTAATTAAAAAACGGGACATAATCTAAAGTGTTACTTTGGAATTACATGATAAGTTACTTTGGAATTACATGATAATCGGAATTATGCCTATTATGTAAAGCATATCTTACAAAAGTATCGGTTTTTGGAAACTTTATTTTGTGTTATCTGTAAAGTAAAAAAAGCAGCTATCGGCTGGGGAGCTTAATAACTGCTTTCTACACTATGGAACTATGCAAAGTTAGTGTTTATATTTGAATTTCAAATACTCTATGTAAGTTTTATTATTTATTTTATAGTGCTTTCTACAATCCTTACATTTCATCCAATGATGGATAGTACCTCCTGTAGTTACTACCTTTTTATTATAATAGATATTATAGTTAGTGCATTCAGGACAGCAGTACTTCTCATCTCCCTCCATTACAGCATAGTGAGTAGATGGAGCTGCATAAGAATTGAGTTTATTGAATACAGCTTCTAGCACAATCACATCCATCTTACAATACTCTACCATCTTATCCATAGCTTTCTGATCTTTCTTAAATACTATATCTTTCCACAGGTCAAGTCCTCCTGTATCCATCTTTTGACCTACTCCTAAATACTTAGCTATATAGTCTAGTTTATTTGAGTTAAAATTAAAGTACTTTCTAGCCCATTTAAGAGTATCTATAGTCTTAGGTGAGGGCATTACATCAAGTCCATGTATTATAGCTCTTGTGCGTAGCCATTTAAGATCAAATCTATCTCCATTATGAGCCACAATTTCATCAGCTTGAGCCATAATTTTAAGGAATGCTTTAATCATTGCCTTATCTGACTGCTTTTTATCCCAAGTTAGGAACTGCACATCATCCTCTGACTCCCATTTGTAGCAGATGCAGATAATAGCTCTCTCATGAATGATGTCACCTGGATTGATTGTAAGATTATATCCTGATCGCCAAAATATACCGACATTGAATGATGTCTCAATGTCAAAAAACAGTCTTTTTCTTACCATAAGTGGTGTAAACTTAGAACAAATATTTTTGTCTAGCAAATTTTAAGAGATATGATAGCAGTAAACCTATCCCTACTCCCACAAATAACAGGTTAAGATTGCCTCTACCCTTAGGTCTTTCTGCCTTAGCTTTTTGTACCTCTGCCTTAGCTTGTGCTTTCTCTACTACTCTATCTTTATAGATAGTCTTTACTTTTATTTTATATTCTATCCTTTTATCCTGTCTAGTCTTAGGGACATATACTGTCTTATACTTTATAATAGTATCCTTAGTATTTATAATTTTTTCCCATACTATACTATCACGAATGATAACAGGGATAGAATCTAGTGTAGTGATTCTGATAGTATCTGATGTCTGCTCACAGGCATATCCTTTACTAATAGCCTTATTAAGATGATACTGAGAAGAGCAGCTGCTAAGTAGTAATATTATAGCTAAGTATCTCATCATTCTTTTATTTCAAAGTGCATCCAATCGTAGTTCTTCTCTCTGCCCAAAGATATAAACCCATGCTTGTAGAAAATATCTATCATAGCTTTGTATTCAGGTCTTGCAAATCTAGCAGTCTTAGATGATTCTTTAAGTAGATTTCTAGCAGGATCTAAGTCAATGGCTATTCCCCATGAGTGCATGGATAGAGATGTGCCTCCCCTCATCTTTCTATAGTTAAAACATCCACCAAATAAATCTATCCCTAACTCTTTAATTTTATCATATCCATAAGTAGATAATAGCTCATTGAATACAGCAGTAAAGTTATCAGCTACTAACTTATGACACATCATAGTTTTGACAGTGCTATCCAAGTCCCAAGCTATTCTCATAGGATAAGGTAGCTTTATCTTTACTAAGTATCCTGCACCTGTTACATTAGCAGTACCATATTTAGAGGTAAGTTCCCAGCGTGTCATTCTTTTATTTTATTTAGATCATCCTTAATATCCTTAGCTCTAGCAAATAATGCCTTAGCACTTTGCCAAAGGTCTAAGTTTCTAGTAGAAATTACTTTAATATTTTCATTAATAGAGATTACCTCTACAGATGCTAGGACCAATGCTACTATTTTAGTGAGCATAAATGGTACACTAAAGAATGTAAGAATTATATCATTAAGTATGAATTTGTCTATTAAAAAAAACATTATCACAGTAACCTCATAGAGTGCTAATTTACTTATTATAGATGATAGCTTTCTACTAGTTATTTTCTCTTTTAATTTATGAGCTTTTTTTATACCTGTAAAAGTATCAATACATATTAGTACTCCTATCATTAGGAGTATCCCTGATATAGGTAAAAAGAATGCAAAGCAAATAGATATAAGAGTCAAAAGTTTTGATTGTATAGATAGTATAAGTAGTGATAGTTGTGCTTTCATTCGTTTCCCTCCCATTGTAATGCTAGAATAAAACTTAGATATCCTATCACTGTAGCTCCTGCTAACTTAAGATATATAGCAGGCTCACATACTAATGCTATACCTGTTAAGTATCCTGTACTGAATACTATAATTGATAAGACTCCTGAGTGCTTCATATTATTAAGATTGAATTATTATAACCATTGCCTCCTGCACCTCCACATAGACCATTACATTCTAATAAGCCATTAGATAGACAGCTACAGCCATCAATCATAGGTCTTAAGTCAGTATCTCTGTTAGTTGTACCTGTGAATATTGGATATAAAGCTCTGTTCTTAAGCAAGTATCTAATCAATCTCTGCTCAAAGAATGCAGCCTTTTGTGCATAGTGTTCCATACTGAATGCTATAGTACCTCTATCTACTGATGAGCTGTTATCTCCGAACTGAGTCTGTAGACCTTTATTCTTTAGCTGTAGGGATAGACCAAAGACAGCATCTTCTGCTGCTCTCCATGCTATAATAGGCTGAATGAATGTAACTAGCACCTCCTCATCAGGATCTAATGTCTGATCATTGTACTTAGTTAGCAAGTCATTATAGAATGTAGTACCTAATATAGGCATGATTCTTAGCTGAGCTTGAGTAGCTAGGTAAGGAGTAACATTATTCACATCTACATTTGCTGTGATGGGTGTGTTATTCTTTAGATAAGTTTCTGTTATAAAGTATAGCATCAGATTATAGGAGTTTGTGCGATTTGTGATTTGCTTTTATCTCCTCCCGGTACAGGAGGCAAAGATGCTAAGGCTCTAATTTCATTCTCTGTCATAGTCTCAAGTACTTTAGTAGCTACTAATGGTGATAGACTATTTAAAGCATCATTAGTCTTAGAGGTATCTCCCTCAAGTTCTACTATAGCCTCGTTAATTATCTGATAGTTATTGATAGTGAAATCTGCATCTATCTTAGCTATAAAAAGCAGCTCATTAAAGATGTCAGATACCATATCTCTCAATGGCATTACTACATTTTTCTCAAATATGATATAAGCCTGCTTAATATCTGAGCCATTACCTAGTGATCCTGTAGTACGAATACCCATAAGTATAGGATCTATAGTGTGAGAGAAACAAATCTGCTCAGTATTCAGCTGTGATGCCTCTTGAAATAGACTATCATTACCATTAGTAGGTAGTGACTCTATCTTTGGCAGTTGGTCCTGTGAATTAGCAAAGAATGCCACAGCTTTACCTGCATTAGCAGCACCTTTCAATCTAT